ATTGTTAAATCAGAAGACGCTGCCCTATAACTAGGAGGGGAAAAGTCTAGGCCGCTTGTCACCTATTAATCCTCTCCAAACTATTTGTTATATCTTAGCACTATTAACTGTACTAATATTTTTCGCCACGGTTATCTGTGACGTTGGCCTTTAAGTTGACCTTTGCCAACAGGCTTAGTTACTTTTTTATTTTGTTCTTCTTTAATCTTGTCTTGCTTTTCTTTTGCATAATCTCTAAATCTTGGGTCTATTTCTTTTTTAGATTGAACAAATTTTCCACCCATTTGAGTATAACGAGCGTGAACCCAGTGAGCTGCTGCTGGAGAAGGATAAACATTAAATTTAGTACGTGCTTGCATAGTAAGCATGTTCCACATTTTAGGGTTAGCAGGTAACTGCTTAGGGCCCTCTTTTACTTCTTTACCTGAAATTAATGCCATATGTCCTCAAGCTCCAAAACCTGCCTGACCAACTTGCAATACACAAGTTAGTTAGACAGGTTAAGTGAGATTACTAGTCTTGTACTACTGAAGGGTTCAAACGTTGTTGATGTGAACCATCGCGGAAAACTTCTTCAATTTTGTTTTCTGCATAATCAGCAAATGAACCAGTAGCAAATTCTTGTAGAGTATTTGGTGCCTCTACCCAAGCTGCTGAACCAACATGTGCACGTTCGCGCATTGTTTCTTCGGCTGGCTTAGTGTGAACTGGTGCATTACGATTTGGACGTCCTGCTGCAGGTGTGTAACCTTGAGAGGCTCCGTTAGAGAATTCCTGTGGAATATCTGTGTCTGTTGCTAATCCTTCTTCAAAACGAAGAGGTCCACGTTGACCAGGAATTGCTCCGGCCATTTTACGGTCATAGATATTACCTGGGCGCTCTGGAAATTTAGGCGCTGGTGCAATTGCCATATTTAAAACTCCATATTTCTATTTAAGGTACCTTAATAAAAGTGTTCTGCTTTTTTACCTTTATGTCAGGCTAAAATCAAGTTTACCTGTAAAAAGGCGATGAACTGACCTCTACTGAGGGCATTGTTAAATCTAATGTGAGACTACAAGCGATAGCCAAACTGTCAGCAAAGTCATCATGAGCATGGGCTTCATCGGGGGCTTTGGCTAAAAAGTTAGGTCCAGTAAATTTAGTTTCTAAATCAGTCATCTGTTGGTAGAAACGTTTCCAGGTTCTTAATCGTCTAGTCTTTGCATGAGCTGGCCAACCGACCATCCTTCTATCAATTAAAGCCTTTAAATGTTTCCAACGTTTTGACTGCTCTGGTTGGCTACTGCCTAGAGAGTGAACTTCGGCTCCTGGAAGCAAAAGCTTAAGACGTTGGGCTACTGCATCTCCAACTCCGTTTGCATCAACTCCAACAGCTATCACATCGTATGCAGAAAGGAAGTTAACTATTTGAAAATACTGGTCTTCCCAATCATCGCCTTGAATTTCAAGCCAATTAAGAATTCTGTGGTCAAAATAACCAAACTCATCTGGTCTATCCCAATCAACCCATACAACAGTAACTACAGTTGAATCTAGTTTTCTTGCTGGGTCAATTCCAACTACTACAGGGCTACGATGCCAAGCCTTGACAATTTCTTGAGAAGTATCTCCAAGTTCGTCCATAATTGTAGAAGTTACAAACATTCCTCTTTCAAGTAGCCATTTACAAGAATAAGACATTTGGAATTCGTCAGATTCTTCACCAATACGTAAAGTTTCTCGTTTAATGAATTTTCCGTAGTTTTGATTTACTTTAGCTACTTCGCGCCAATCCCATTCAAAGTGGTTTTGTCTACTGCCTCGAGTTGTTTGTCTTCTCTTATTTAATTGAATAGACCTGTAAAAGTTATTTTTACTTGTAGTTGGAGTACCAGTTTTAACCATAGTTCCTGAGTAATAAGCCAACATGGGAGAAATAGATTTAGATACTACAAAGTCATCTGCTTCTTGACACTCGTCAATAACAATAAGATGAAAAGATTTAGATTCAATTTTTGCTCTTGGGTTAGCTGTCATCATCATTAAAGTAGAACCAGAGTTCTTTAATTTAATCTGTCTAGTAACTCCGGGAACTTTACCAAGGCTGTCATCTATTTCTGGGTCACCTAATATTTCTTGCGCTCTTTCACTAGTAAGCCTGTTAACAGCGCGTCCAAATAAAGTTTCAACCTGACCTTCAACTGGAGCAAACATTCCTACCCAGATACCAGTTTTAAATCTACCTAGTAAATCTGGATACATCTTTGCAAGTCTTGGTAATAAAACCATGAGAGTAACAACTGTATTAGCAATAGTTTCAGATTTACCTGATTGACGTGCAGCTAGAGCGGTTACTTCTTCACCATCATTAATAATTACAGATTCAATAATTCGACGTGCTAAAGGTTTTTGATATGGGTGAAGGTCATGGCCAACAAGGGCTTCCATAAACTGCATAGTTCTATCTACTAATTTAATAACAAATTCTTTAGATAACTCATCAAGTTCGTCTTCCTCTTCGGGAGGAAGGTCATCTTCATCTTCTTCAAACTCTTCTTCTAAAAGCTCTTCGTTCTCTTCAAGAAGTTCTAATTCTGGCTCGTTCATTTTTTCCAATTCTTTAACACGATAGTTTAAGTTTAACCAATATGCTGTCCTGATTGGACTCGAACCAATAACCACTCGATTAACAGTCGAGTGCTCTGCCAATTGAGCTACAGGACATCAGAGAGCCTCGAGTCAGGATTGAACTGACGACCTTCCGCTTACAAGGCGGATGCACTACCGCTGTGCTATCGAGGCCTAAAACTAATGGCCTAGGAGTTAACCCAGGCCATAAGAGTGCCGCCACCACACGGGAGAGAAAGGAAGAGAGGCATATCTATTATTACATATAGTCGTTAATAGTAGACGTTCCGACATCAGTTAGCGTGTTGGCTTAATAGTCCTATTATGTAATTCATCTAAAACTGCATGTAAAGCTTCTGCTCCAGTAAGAGCTTCTTGTAAATAAACATCTTCTCTATTTTTTTCATAAGCTGAAAGGCATCTTCCAAGTTCATATAAAGATTGGCTAGCCCACATATCTAGCTCAGCAGTAGGTATCTTAGAAACTCTTTTTTTAATTTTTTCAGAAAATGGCTTATCCCATTTAGTAGTCTTCTTGAACACTTACACCCTCCTGAGACCATTTAGATAACGGTATCACTCTACCTTCAATAGCAGATAAAAGGGCTTCGGCTTCTTCAAGTCTTGACTTACCAAACACACCTAAAGCAATCCCTGGTCTAGTAAAGGGAACTCTAAATACTAAACATTTACCTTTTCTAAACGGAGGTTCAATTTCGCTAGTCCAGCCTTTTTCAATAAAAGGCATAAAACCACGTTTTCCGTAGTTAACAATATCAACGTATAGTGGCCCGATTGTTTTCATATTAGTTGTTTAATTGAGTCCTTGGTCCCGGAGACATTTCTGCTGGATTAAATGCACCCATATCTGGCCATTGGTCTAAACCAGATTCTTTTAAGTATACACCAGTAGATTCACTAGCTTTTAATTCGTTCCACATTTCAACAGGAACTCCGTAGTATCCCCACCAAGTTCCGTCTCTAAATCTAACTACTAAAGTTTCACTTTGTTTACTATATGCAAGTTTTAAAGCTCTAGGTCTTTTAGGATTCTTAGTAGGTGCTGTTTGTGTTGTATAAGAAGTATCTTCAGGTTCTCTAGAATCGGTTACTTCATAATCTTCAGGAGCAGACTCAGTTATAGTTTTTTTAAAATCATCTACTCTTTCAGGAGTTAGATATGTAGAAGCCCATCTATCTACTGCTTTTTGAGAATCTTTACGCAACTCTTCAAGAGAAGGAATTGTAGGTTTTCTAGCCATTAACACTCATGTTCGTTAGTTTTTGTAGATAATACTTTAGAGTCGCAATCACCGCAATACAAGTATATTGGTTTAAAATTATTTTGAGCCGTAGCTCCTTTTTCAAAATCCATACCATCTTCATTTAAAGCTGGTTGATAATCATCAACAATTTTAGATTCTTTAAATAGTTCTCTTGGAAAGGGGCCTGTTGGATTTGTTACTTTATTAGGAACAGGGTGAGCCTGTTTGGCTTTTACCCTTGTTGTTTTCATTCTTCAGCCTTGGCTTTGGAAGCTTTCTTTTTAGTTTCGTCTCTTA